AGCCTTCAGTGGCCTCAAACGATTCAGTGCCGTACTGACTGGCGGTGTGTTCGCCAGAGGTCTTGGTGGTCGTCCAGTGAACCGTAGTCACAAAGCCAGAGGGATTGGTGCGGTCAAGATTGTTGATGGTGATGTTCATGATGTTTCCTTTCAGTTTTTGGCGTAAGCGCCGTGATAAAGAGATCGCGCTTCAGCAGCGAACAAACCAGCCAATTCCAAGTCTTTGAAATACTGCTGGACTACAGTTTTGCCATTCTTCATGACACGAACACACCATGCCTTGCTTTTCTTGTGCCATGACACGCCGGGGTAACCGCTGGTGTTGTTTGCCAACGCGCCGCGATTGCATTGATTCTCGCTGCGGTTTGCGGCCCTCAGATTCTCAATTCGGTTGTCTTGTCTGTCGCCATTGATGTGGTCAATTTCTGGCGGCAAATATCCGTGATGCAACATGAAAATCAGTCGGTGCGCCTTATGGACTTTGCCCATCCATGTGATGTGACGATAGCCAGTCTTGTGGATTGATCCGGCTGGCTTGTCCATCAGGCCTTGCTTGTTCGGATGCGTCACGCCTTTCCAGTACAAGAGACCATCCTTGTACTCAAAGCATTGAGCAATCAATTCTTGGGTAATCATGCTGCCGCAATCGTAGTAACAGTGCCGGATGAGCCGCGATACTTCAATGCACCGCCTTCAACATACAACACACCACCACCAGAAGGATTAGACGCCGGAACGGTGGTTGCATTGGCGATATACATCACCCTTGCACCGGGTGTTGACGTGCCGCCAAGCAAAAGACTTCCGTCAGCGTTTAATGTAAGAGCCTGCGTGAAGCTGATGGCGTTGCCTGCTGTGCCGGAGGGGGCGGTGAACCAGAGATACTTACCTGCGGAATCTTGCTGAAATAGTGACGCAGCAGCAGAGGTTATATACGTGTATGCCGACCCGTTGTAGTAAACATTTTTTCCTGTACCAAGTGCACTAACTGAATAACTGTTTGTGAACTGCATGGCCGGATAGCCACTCCAAGCACTCGGCGTCACCCCGAGGCCGAGGTTGCCGGAGGAGTCGATACGGGCCCGCTCTGTGCCATCAACACCAAAAATCAAATTAGATGATTCCGCTACGTTGCCGTTATCAGCACCAATATACAAAGACGAATTACCGTTTCCACTCAGAACATGAACCAACCCGGTAACGTCTGTGTCATACAAGCCAACGTGGCCTGTTGTTGTTGCAACACTGAGCTTGTACCCCGGCGAACTCGTCCCAATGCCCAGACCTGTGGAGGTCAGGCGCATTTGTTCGGAGCCGCCATACACTGACCATGTGTAAGTCCCGTCGCCACGGAAATTGATAGGCCCAGAAATCCTGTTGTCAATAAAAGTGTTTGTTCCAGCGGCGGTAACAAACAAGTAATTGCCATTTGAGTTATTGAGGCTGATTTGTGCTGCGGTAGATTGCGTGGCTGTAAGCGTTGTCCCATCAAACGTCAGCGCACTACCCGTGGTCAGCACCTTGCTGCCGTTCAGGTAAGCCACACCGTTGGCTGTGCCGCCTGACAAAGTGACCGAGCCAGATGCAGCTAAAGTTGTAAAAGAACCAGCAGCAGCGGTTGTGCCACCAATAGTAGTACCGTCAATCGAGCCGCCAGTGATGGCAACAGAGCTTGCAGCTTGTGTAGCAATCGAACCAAGACCTAAGTTAGTTCTGGCTGTAGAAGCACTAGCAAGATCAGACAGGTTGTTAGCACGATAAGCATAAGTGGTGTCAGAACCAGTAGCTGTAACACCAAGATTGGTACGTGCTCCAGAGGCAGTTGTAGCCCCTGTACCGCCATTCAAGACAGGAAGAGTACCTGTGATGTCAGCAGTAGAGATGTCTAACTGATCCCACGATGCGTTAGTTCCGTCACTCTTCAAGTATTTACCAGAAGCAGATGCTTGAGATGGGAGAAGATTATTTAAGGCATCATTAGCAGTAGAAGCTCCGGTGCCTCCGTCTGCAATAGCAAGATCAGTGATTCCTGTGATAGAACCGCCAGTGATAGCCACGCTATTAGCTGCTTGTGTAGAGATAGAACCAAGGCCTAAATTAGTACGTGCAGTAGAAGCATCCGAGGCTCCCGTGCCACCGTCAGCGATAGCTAAATCAGTAATGCCTGTAATGGAACCACCCGTAATAGACACACTATTAGAATTCTGGGTTGCGATTGAGCCTAAACCAAGATTGGTACGGGCATCCGAAGCAGTAGACGCACCTGTACCGCCATCGGCGATAGCGAGATCAGTAATACCTGCGATGGAGCCGCCAGTGATTGCTACGGAAGAGGCTTCTTGATTACCAAGAGAGCCAACAATCTTCTGAACTGTACCTCCAGAATCTTTGGTATACAGTTTCTTGTCTGTTACGTTAACAGCTAATTCACCTTGAACAAGAGAACCTGCAGCAGGAACTGCAGAAGCTGTAGAACTGTTCTTTGTAATGATCGTAGTCATTTAAGCTCCGTATTTAGAATCGTACCATTGTTGGAGAGGAGTTGCCACATCACGAGGCTGCTCAGGCATGTATGTGTTATAGTATTGTTGGATAGCCTGATAATATTCAGGTGAGTTCGTAGGAACACCTTGAGTTGGTAATACACCAACAGAGGGCTTATTAGTCATCTGGCTCACAGCACCTGCAGTCAACAGACCAGGAAGAATTTTAGTGATACCTGAAGTAATTGCTTTTGTTACAGCAGGATCAACAACTTTGGTTCCAGGAGGAGTTACCGTAGTTGTATCAACAGGAGTTTTTACTTGTGTAGCTGGGAGATCAGACAACAAGCCACCAGCATCAGGAAGAACACTTGTAGGATACTGAGTAGCTGCGTTTACATCATAGATGTTACCGCCACCAAAAGTAGTATTGATATAGTTTGTAAGGTCGTAGGTGCTAATGTTAGGGTTTAGCGTCACTGTGTTAGCAATGTCAGCAGCTACTAAAGGATCTACGCCAGAGGCAATTAAGTTCTGTTCAATAGCAGGAATGTTACTACCGACTTGACTGTATAAATTCTGAGCATCTGCAGCTAAGAACTCAGCCATGTCGTAAGGATAGCTGGTTTGTGTATAAGCACCAGCACCAATCAAAGCAGGATTAAACAAACCAGAAGCCGCTGCTTGAGCGCCATATCCATAGCCGGGAGTTCCAAGACCGGATTCAATCTGAGCCATTGTCAGTTGAGAATTCAATCCCTGATCTGCAGGATTAAAACCGCCTCCGGAGTAGTATCCGCCTAAACCACCAAGCAATGTTCCTGATAAAACATTATTTCCTGTGGCTGCAGCACCACCACCCCCTAATACAGCTCCTCCAATGGCTGCTTGAGTAGCTAAGTTTGCAGTAGGGGCTAATAAGTTACCTAACCAAGCACCGCCTCCTCCGGCTGTTGCTGCTGTTAACACAAAAGGAGCAATTTCACGAACAAAGTCTGTAAATGAATTGCTACCACCTTGATAGCCTACTTGAGATTGATAGTCAGCAATAGGAGCAAGAGTTCCTCCTTGACCAATCGGAGTATTAAGGTAAATAAAACCCCCAGCAGAAGGCAATGTAATACGACCGCTGGAAGGGTCTACACTAACACCAGGAATAGGCTTTCCGTTTGCATCAAAAACAGTATATGTTGTTTCTGAACTAGGGGCAAAATCATAATAGTTAGTGTCGTTTTGAATAGCACCTACACGGGCTTTTCCAGACTGAATGGCTGAATACAAGTCTTTAAAGGCTTGCGGTTCGTTTGATTCCATCACGTTAGCTACGTGATAATCAGAAGCTTTGAACCCAGGCACTGTAGATCCTGTTTGCACTTCAGGAGCAGAAGGCTGAGGAGCAGGACGCTCAGGAAAATTTATTCCTTGATTAGTAGGAGAAACTGAAACAGCCGTAGGAGAAACAGCTTGAATTCTTGAAACAACTTCAGTAACAGGAATATTAGTTACTCTGGATAACTGCTCTGCGCTGACTCCTGCTGAAGCTGCTGCCTGAGCAATTTGAGCATCTGTAGCGGTGGGATTAGCTGCCAACCATGCAGCAACTTCTTGATCGGACACAGCCATGATCTTAGCCTTTACGAATTAACTCAAAAGAGCAGATAGTTGAGAAAGAGCTTCCTGTTTCACTCTGCATCATTACTTTATCGCCTTCTTCCATGACGACATAAGCCCCTCCGTCCATCCTAACGTACTCTTTAGAGTTCACAGGGCCATTGATAACATAGATGTCTGTAGAAGCACTAGCGTCATGCCAATAAGCAGTGATAGTCTTTGTAGAACCTGTGTTGTTGAACAGATACATCAGGTTCCATTTAGCGTAGTAGCCAGTAGGAACAGTGTATACAGTCGTTAGAGTGTTTGCTGTAAGGTTTAAACCTACTGATACTTCACGCATAGTTATTATTCTTCCTTAGCTTTTGGAGGTCTTCCCGGCTTACGTACTGTTTGTTCTTCCTTAATTTCATAAGTATCTTTAACTTCTTCGTAACCAGGGTGAGTTCGCATTGTCTTGATGTCGTGATCAGTCTTGTACTCGAACACGTTACCACTAGCAAGACATTTAAATTTAACAGATGTCATCTATTGTTCCTTTCTTTGGAGTAGATACAAGGAAGGCCCCTCTTGCGAAGGGCCAACCGTTTACCTACTCAGCGATTAAGCCGGGACAGCCAGAGCAACGGCAGAACCGTCACGCAGCTCGTCAGCACCGAACAGAACGTCAGCAGTGAACAGAGTACCGAGGTATTCTTGTTTGTACTGAGTCTGGGTACGGACGCCCATTTGCTCAACCAGAACAGCAAAGTCCTTGTGAGCCAGCAAGCAGATGCGGTCACCGTCGGTAGCAGCGTCAGCGTTGGTGGTCACGAACACGGGGATGCCGTACACGTTGCCAACTTCGCCGTTGCGTATGGTGTTACCAGCGCCAGTCTCGCCCACGAAGGCTTGCTCGGTGAAGCGAGCGATGCCCATCAGGGTGTTACGAGTGCTTGGAGGAACGATCAGGAAGCGACCGTCCATCGGCACATCGTTGTCGTCCAGACGCTGAATCGAGCGACGGATAGCTGCATCGGTCAGAGCGCCAGCAGTGCCGGTGTAGGCGGTAGTACCGTCAGCACCAGAGTAAGCGCCAGTGTAAGCAGCAGTGCCGTCACCGCCGTTGGCTTTACGACCAAGTTGCACCAGAACGGAGTCAACTTTCTTAGCCAGAGCGTAGCCAGCATCATCAGTGTAGAACTGACGCAGCGAAGCCAGAGCTTGAGCTTCAACGATGTCTTCGATCAGGCGGCTGTATTCCCAGTGCTGGTTGATGCTCACGGTCTTCTCAGACTCGGTAGCAGCGATCAGGGTCACTTGGGTGGAAGCAGCTTTAGCCGAAGCGTCGCCACGGGTGGGAGCCGGAATGTGAACGGTGTCACCTTTCTTGCCCTTGAAGTTCATCTTCTTGACGAGGTTAGCAGCAACGAGGTTCTTCTTGTAAGCTGCAATGATTTCATCACTCCAAACTTCCGGGATGAAAGTTGCTGCGGTAGTGACTGTAACGTGGTTAGTACCTAAACCCATAATTAAATCTCCTGTTGTGATTTGTATGATTGAAAATTACTTATTTAACTCGACCTTCTGCGTATGCTGCCATGATTTCATCTTGTAAGGCATCATAACGTGCAGGGTCATTCATGCGTAGCCGGATAAGGTCGGCACGGCGATATACTTTCTTGGAAGATTCACCAGTCCCGCCGACATCGACAGAAGCAGCCTTCAAGTTTTGCTTGAGAGCTTGCTTACCAGCCTCTTGAGTCTGGGTTGTCTTAGCCGAACGAATCTGTTTGAACGTAGATAAGAGTTCATCTGCTGCTGCAAAGTCATACTGAGCGTTGGCAATAGCGAACATATTCAGTCGCATGGGAGATGCCTTAACCCACTCAATAAACTCACCATCATTGACCACTTGCGTATAATCAGGGTGCTTAGCTGCTAATTGCTGCTGCGTTTGCATAGCTTTTAACTGCTGCGCTGCCTGCTTAGCTGCAAGTACGTCAGGATGTGTTGCTACAGCCTTTTGAACTGCTGTCTTCGGATCTTCAAAAAAGTCGATCTCTTGTGTTTCTACTACTTCTGGTTGTGCTTTCTGTTTGTTGCTGGAGAGTTGCTGTTTCAAAAGCTCATCTGCTAAGCGTCGAACCTCGCCCACCTCTTGTGCCTGACGACCAATAAGCTTTTCAGCCTCCTGGTGCATCTTCACAATATCCTCAAGACTCTTGCCCTTGTATTTCTCGGGAATCTCTACTTTTTCAGGTTCCTCTTGTACTTCTTTAGAAGCACCTTCAGAGGATTGCTGGTCACTGACATCTTCAAGCTCGCTTGTTTGACCCAGTTCTTCAGTGTTATCAATTAAAGCCATACCTAACCTTTCCCTGTCCACATTGGATTACAGGATAATTTATTGATGAATTCAGAGTTGCTCCGTTAGGAGTTCTGCTTCTGTTCTTGTTTGAGCTTTTCAGCTCTTACTCGTGCCCACCTGTCATAAGCTCCTGGAAAAGCTCCTGTGAAGCCTTCCAACTTAATCGTGGGTGCAGACACGGCCTTGACAGCTTCCTTACCACATTCGGGACAAGTGATTGCCCCTACGCTGTCATCTACTAAACGCTCGGTAACGTGACCAGCATCACAAAGGAAGTCAAACATCCGTTTCATTGGACAACTCCTCGTAAACCTGCTCAGCAGTCTCCTTGCGCTTTAAAATCAAGTCCAAAATATCCAGTTGACCTTTACGGTAAAATAAATCTTGTGTGTCCGTAGTCAATGTGACATCGTTGATACTTGCTTTTAACTTTAAGAAGTCCTCCACTAGGTCTGCCCATCCTTGGGTAGCCATCATGGAGAACTGTTCTTCATAATACTTTTGTAAGTCAGGAGCCATATAGGTTATTCCTTGGTTAATGTCTGTTACTTAATCAGCTTAGCTCGTGTCTGGATAGCAGCGATACGCTCGTTACTACGAATGTCTTCCTGCTTCAGGGCCAACTCAGCCAGCTTAAGGCGACGTTCAAAGTCAGCACCCTCATTGTTCTCGTTCAGGTTGTTAGACAAGGCTGCAATGACCTTGGCCTGAGCAATTTGAGGAGCCGTTTGAGCATCCACCAGAGCCTTCTGAGCCTCTGCTGCTTGCTTCTGAGCCTTAGACTGCTTATCAGCCAGTTCAGCCTGCACAAGTGCCATCTGAATCTGTTGCTGTTGCTGTGCAGCTTGTTGAGCCTCAGGATTGGGCTGCGACATCTGCTCAAGAGTCTGGATAAGCTCAGCACGGTTGCTAAGAGAGCTATTCTGTAAGATTCCCTTGAGAATCAGAGGCAGAACAGGCGTATTCGGGCCTAATGTCTGCAGAAGACCAATCAACTGCTGCTGTTCAAACTCACGAGCAAGGATACCCAGAGTGGCTGTAGGAACAAAGTCCATATCAACCGACGGATAACGCTCAGGATCGAACTGCATATAGCGATAAGCAGCCTTCTTGATGAACGGAATCATGAAATCTTCTTGGAAGTT